AGCCCGCCGGTAGATGTCATCCACCGTCAGCCGGGAAGGCGCCCCGTACCGTCGCGCGCCCACAGCAGTAGCGAGGCCACGCTGCGAGACGTTCACGACACGGTAGATGTCGGCACCGTCCCGGATGGCTCGCGCTTCGCTGCGACCGAACACCTTCTCCTGCTGCTGCTTCGTCATCGCCTGGAACGTCGCGTACGGGTCTGTGCGCTCATCTCCGACGACATTCTCGGCACCAGGCGCATGGAAGCAGTCGCACCGAGGATGCCTCTGGAACCCTTGATTCCAGCGGTACCAGCGGCCCGCGAGGATCACGCACCGCCGACATGACGGCGGGTTCAGGACCCGCACGTACCCGGTGATGTCGGGGCGTTGGACGATGTCGGCGGCGTACACCTCACGGCGGGTGTCCGCCATGACCGTCAGCGACGTCATCGTGAGCCACCGGCGACCGACCTGCAGCGCCTCCACAGCAGATGCGCCACGGCTGACCGCGACCTTCGTCGTGATGACCGCCTCATCGAGAAGCGTGCTCATCGATCGACCGTCAGGGGCCGACGACAGGAACGCCGCCGGGTCGAGTTCCCCCACCGGGCTGTCGGCCTGGTTCGTCTCCGCGAGCACCGCCGCCGTGTAGCCGACGGCGACGCCCACGGCATCCGCTCGAGCGCCTTCCAACGTCGACAAGACCCGGGGCTTCACCCTGTCCCACGACGCGTCGAAGTCGTCACCCATCCGCGACCACTGCCGGCCGACGTCCGACGCCGCTGCGACGGAGAGCGCCTGCTGCTCGCGGTACTGGTCAACTGCCGCTTGAAGCATCCTCGATCGGCCTTCCCGCGGCCGCGATCTGCGGATCCAGGGTCACGTTCTCGTCCCAGTCACGCATGCGGCCCTGCTCGATGTCCGTGTACCCGAGGTCCTTCCGCGCCTGCTCGATCGGGAGGATCGAACGGCCCGTGGTGTCCTTCGTCGTGACGAGCTTCATGATCGCGTCGGCCTTCTGTGCGACAGTCGGGGTCGACGGGTCACGCCAGATCGTCTCGATCTGCTTCGGCCGGGCGTCGTCGTCGCGGCCCATGTTCAGGAGTACGAGACGCTGCACTTGCTCCCACCGGGTCGACAGGGTCCGCTGCTTCCGCTCCGCACGCTTCACCAGCTGCGCCTCCGACGCACGGATCGCGTCCGCCGAGGGCGGATTGTCACCCTTGAACAGCAGGTAGTCCGCAGGGATACCGAGCTGCATCGCGACGATCTGCATCAGCAGCTTGATCGACTCGTGGAAGTTCGACAGCGACGCCTCAGGGAACTGCCCGAACGTGGCCTTGTCGTTCTCCGTCGACCACATGCGGCCGGCGATCATCGAGTACGTGTTGAGCGCCTGACCGGCCTCGTCGGTGAAGTCTTCCTCCTTGAGCCCCGTCGCGAAGCGCCGCGGCAGGGCATGAAACTCGGCGGACACCATCATGTCCGAGGCGAGCTTGTTCAGCGCGTCCAGAGGGCTGACGATCGGGTGGAACACCGACCGGCCGAGCCGCTGGTCGAACTTCCCCGGCCGGTTACGACCCAGGATCCGCGGGTCGTTCATCAGTGGGACGAGCGAGCACAGGTTGTTCCCGTTGTCGTCCTCACGGTCATCCTCGACCCACCCACGGCCCTGCTGGAACCGCCAGGTGACCCACCCGTTCTGGTGGTGGAACGTCATCCACCGGGTCTTGTCGAGGTCCGTCCACCGCTTCACGCCGTGCTTCACACGCTTCGTCTTCGGGTCGTCCTCATGGATCGCGTCGAACGCGGACTCGAGCGTGATCACCGGCACGTCATCCGCGGCCTCACCCGGCCCCACAGTGGCGTACGCGCGCCCCAGAGCGAGGCTCTCCCGGTGACCCTGCTGCGACAGATCCGGGCCGTCGTTCTCCTGCCACACGTCCCACAGATCGTCGTCCGCCTCTGCACCGCGGCCGATACGGAACCCCTCAACGTCGAGCCGGTTGTCGTACACGTCGACGGCGAACAGTGCCAGGTTCAGCACGATCGGCGACAGACGGTAGCCGAGCTCCTGCTGCAACACCGGGGCGAGGAACTTCAACGGCTGCTCACCCTCGAAGTACAGGTCGTTCTTCTCGAGCATCGGCTTCTGCCGGCTGATCGCGCGGGACAGCCGCAGCGCCTCGTCGAGTTCCGTCACGGCAGCTCTCCTATCTGCTGCGCCAGACGCGCACCTTCGCTCTCGGTTTCGGGGGCGACCAGCCAGCGGCGAGCGAGTCACGCACCGCAGCGTTCGCGAGGATCGAGCACATCGCGAGGTCGATCTTCTGGGTCTCGTTCGGCTTCCCGAGGATGTACTTCTGACCGGGCTTCGCGACCTTCTTCGCGTTGCCCATGTGCAACTCCGTGGTGGGGCACCCGTCGTTCGTGATGCGCCCGTTCGCCAGGTCCGCCTCGAACCGGCGGATCTCGTCGTACATGCGACTCACCGAGTTGGTGGGCCACTCGATCACGTGCTCATCACCGTGACGCAACGCCCACGTCTCGATGTCGGTATTCCAGTCCTCCGGGTCGCAGTACATCCGCACCACCGTGAACCGGTCGAACAGCTCGTCAACGGCCGCGTCGACATCGCTGTGAGGGATTCTGTCGCCGTGCTCTCTGGGGTTCCAGAACGACGGTCGGTCGCGGTCGGGACCGACACGAGGTGTGAAAGCGAACCCGGTCATTGTCTGGGCACGGATTCCGGTCCAGTCGTTGTTGATGCTGCCGTCCAACTAGAACCCGATGCAGATGGCAGTGCCATCCGGCGGGTTCGGCAACCACGGTCGCTTCGTCGCCTGCATCGGGAACCTCCTCACCTGCCCGCAGGGGCACTCATGCAACTACGCGCCCCAGCGAGGCGTACGCGCCTTCCCAGACCCCTTCGGGTAGCCATGTGCCCATACCGCGCACCAGCTTGTTCCCGTAGAAGCGTTCCGCCTGCGCCGGGTCCTGCTCGAGCAGCTCCGCAGCCTCCGCCTCGATCGAGTCGAGGTCGACGTGCGCAGCACCGACGTACACGTATGCGTGGATCTTCCGGCGGTCGCGCTTGTTCTTGTAGCTGAGGTTCTTCGGCGGCTGCCGGTAGAACTTGAACAGGTCGGCCGCGCGCGACTCGTACGTCGACCGCGCGGTGGACTCCTCGGCGGGGTCCCACGTGTTCGTCAGCTCGATGCCACGGCCGCCCATGCCCGACGTGCCGCGGCGCATCGTCTGCGCCGTGCCCATCAGTCCGTTCGACTTCGTGTAGATCCCCGTCTCGTCCTGCACGAACCCGGTGGTCGGGTTACCAAGGCGGGACGACTCCGCCGAGGTGACCTTCTCGATCACCCCGTCGTCGCCGATGCGCATGAACTTCTCACCGACGCGGACGCGCTCGCTCAACGGGCCGCGGAGAACCATCTGCTGCAGCGGACGCCAGGTGTTGTTCACCTGGTCCTCGGACGTCGCCATGAGCTGGATCAGCGGCGTCGGCCAGGGCATGCCCATCGGCTCGCCGGGCTCGTACTCGTAGACGAACCCGCACTGGCATCCGTACCGGGCGCAGTCGTAGACGTCGTCGTCACCCGCCCACCCGGCAAACAGGTCCGGCCCGAGCGCCATGACCGCGGTCTCGGCCGCAGCCCACGGGCTCTTCCCGTACTTCTGTGGGCCAACTACAAGCGATCGACGGTAGGTGAACGCCTGGTTCTTGATGGGGTCCTCAGGCCGCCACGGCGTCTCCGGGCGCACGCGGCCGTGGTTCGCGGTGCACCAGAGCTGCCAGTCCGACAGGATAAACGGCTGCCCCTTCCGGAACCCATCCGGGATCGGCAGGTGCCACGCCATCCAGTCGGCCTGCAGGTACCCCAGCGTCGGCCACGTGACCTCGAACTCAGCGATCTGCTCCGACATCTGGCAACGCCCTCAGCCTTCCTCGCGACGACGGCACCTGCCGCTTCGCAGCAGCCGGAGTCGACGCGGCCACCGTCGGCGACGGCGTCGGATTCACCGAGATGCGATACCCAGCGCTGATCAGTGCGGTGTTCGTAATCAGCAGCGCGTTCTGCTGCTGCAGCAAGAGCGTGCGCCGCGCCGCGGTCACACCGATCTCCTCGGCCTCGCAGAACGTGCGCACGTACATGGCGACCTCATCCGCGGCGCCCTGCTCATCCCAGAGAATCGCCTGCGGCCGTTTCCACAGCCGGCGCCACACGACCATCTCCCGAGCGGTGGCCTTCGTCAGCGGCCAAGCCGGCGCAGCGCCAGAGCGCGTTTTCGGGAGCGTTCGGATTGCGCCGCCTTCGATGCGGAGCGCCTCAGCGAGCGAACCCGGATCCGGCGCACGCCCGCCGCCCGGCCGTTTCCCACCACGGGGCATGGCGACCTCCTAGGCGATGAGACTCAGTGGCCGAGCGATCTCGAGCGAATCGCTCTTCCGGATGTTGCAGAGCAGATAGCGAGCTGCGCAT